GTCATATTTATACTTTCGTTCAAGTACCCTGGCTTGGGTATGATCTGTTTGTCCTGACCACAGTTTTCTACCGTTTATGATCATATGGTGCAATACAAGAATGTTTATTTTCCCTTTATCTTTCTTAGGTACAGGAAATAAGGGTTCTCCATAGCTTGCACCAAATAAATATACATCATTACCAATATGAGTTCCTTTTCTTCCAAGTGGATAAACCAAATGAGATTTAATTAATATTTGTAAGGGGGTATCTTTTACCTCCAAATTGTGGAATCTTATGTCATGTTGTCCAAAGACTATATACACAGGCAAACCATATTCCTTCAATAAGTCTACCACATTATATAAAACATCATAAGAGTCCCGACCATAATTGTTGAATATATCACCGGGTGCTATAACTGCTTGTACTTTTAATTCCTTAAAATGAGAAAACGCTTGTCTCGCTTTGTCATATTGTATCTGAATGTAATCATCTATTCTTTCTATTGGAGAGGAAGCTCTAAAATGTAAGTCCCCAACCAGACCAATCAACGCCATTCTTTTCCTCCTTATTTTATATCCCCCATTACTATTAACACAGGAGGCTGTATTGTTTTTATGTTAATAATACATAATTGCCATACCAATAATCCAGAGGGCTATTACTTACTTTTCCTTCCAAAAGCAGCCCCACAAAGAGGACACACTCGTAAATCTTTTTCTAATGTTTCATATTTCCTGCTCAAGACTTCCTTTTTCTCTTTTGCTACTTTTACTACCTCCTGTGCGGTTGTTATATTTTCAATGGAATGTCTAAGCTTAGTGATATTTTCAATATCTTTTGACCAATTAAATATTAAAGATTCTAATTCTTCAACAGATTTTTTGATTTTTCCATAGGATTTTCTATATTGTTTGATGATTCTTTGATTTTGCATTATTGAATTGATATTTTCCCGCAATTTTACCAGCTTCAGAGTGTCAATTTCATACTTTTTTTTCAAACTTGATAAAGTACTCAGCTTTCTTTCAATCTCTCTTATTTCAGCTTCTCTTTTGATTGCGGTTTTTGCAATCATTATTACTTTGATATGCTTATTTAAAGCTACAATGTCTTGACCAACTTTATCCACTTTCTTCTCTACTTTTTCAAGTCTTTTGATTAAGGGGGCTGTCTTATCCAAACATTTATATCTGTTTAGCTTTTTCTTTTTTTCTGATAATGCCTCTTTGAGTAAACGAGCCTTGCTGTTCATTCTGCGAACTATTTTATCTGGATAAGATATGCTGGTATCAATTTTGTCAAGACCAACTACACTATTTAATTTCTTAGCTACATCACCTGGACTTGAAAGGCCAATAAGAAAAAAGGGGTCATCCTGCATCTGGAAATTAGTTTCTGATAGATGTAAAATATTTTGTACTTCCTTTGGTACTCCGGTTCGTACGGTGCTAAAAACTTCCCCATTAACTACATATTTGTTTTCTTTCTTACTTCTATACCTTTGAATAATGTTATTACCAGAGAGACCTCCTTCTACAAGACAGAAGTCAGCTCCATCCCGTATAAATTCATCTCCTGATGGTTTATTTAATGCCCACCAAAAAAGGGCTCTGAGAATAGAAGATTTTCCTTTATCGGATTCCCCAACATGAACGTTAATGCCAGGAACATAAGTAAAAGTTATATCCTTCCAAATTTGAAAATTCACAAGACGGAGATATTCCAACATTATTCTTTTTCCCCTTATAGATTTTTAAGCAAGAACCAATGAGTTACTCTAGAATAACCTAATGTTTGTCTATCATGGATTATATGTTGTCGGCAAACAAATGCTTTGCTAATTTCAAATCCATAGATTGGGTTATATGTTATTACCTCATCACTGGTCTCAGGTGGTAACTCATCACTGGTATTAATCATCAATTTGAATTTAGGTACTCTTTTAGAATTTGGTATGGCTTCTTGACATTTTCTTTTCCTCGTAGGTCCTTTCTTTCGGACACGCCTCCTTTTTCTTTTTTGGTTTTTCAAGACGTTAAAGGACATCACTTTTTCCTTTCATTGCTTTTGTCGGGGGGGGAAGTCCATGAAGTTTCCTCGACTGCTCAATATATTCCTTCCATTTCTTGGTCAACGTTTTTGTAACCTTAGGAAACTTCCTATTGGGATACATTTGCTTCCAATATTTTCTTACCCTCTTAACATCAGTTTTGGATAGCTTCCTCTTTTTTACTTTGGGAATGCAGGAAGGATGTAATATCCCCTTAATTGGTGGGTCTTCTAAATAAGAAGCTAACCCCCTTAATATTTCGGGGAGGTCCGCAATTTTGTGCAAGCCATACCGCTTGTAAGCATTTGAAATTTTCCCTTCAAGAGCATTAATCCCAAAATGTATAACCCCTCTGATTAAACCTTTGCCATCAATACCTGGTATTTCTTTTTTAGTTTTATGACAATGATCTACTACGGTTTCTTCAAAAGAAATTGTTTTATTTGTTATGGCACATTTCTTCCCTTGTTTTAACCATTGTTTGTACCTAAAATCTTTCAGTTGATTTTGTTTAAGTTGGATAAACTTCTTTTTATGATTCACTATAAATCCCTCTCTTCTTTATTAGGCAAAAGAAAGGGGCAAGGTAATACTATCCCTTACCCCTTTCTCTCCCTATTACCCTGCTGGAGGACTATTTCGCAGGGTATTACAGAATACTTACTACAGACCTGTCCTGCTAAAGGCAATAGATCTTTTTCGGAACTCTTTGAGGGTTTTTCCAAGTACCATAGAAATTTTTCTTGCCCGTTTGTTTGCTACCTTTTTTTCCAGACAATCCTCAAGCTCGTTTTCTATATCTTCCATTTGTTCCAGGATTTCATCAATGAAATCTTGGTCAAGAACCTTGGCTTTCCCTTCAACCTTCTTTACCTTAGCCTTCTTTACCTTAGCCTTCTTTCCTTTGGTTTTCCCTTTTTTTCTTGCAGGGGTTTCCTCTTCATCCTCAGTTGTGATGATGAGATCCTCGTCAATGTCCTTTGCAATTACTCGTTTAGTCTGCTTTGTTTTCTTTGTTTTCTTTGCCATCTTTGATATTCCTCCTTTGCTGAAAAATTGTTTGATGAGGACTTTCTTGTCCTCCCTTCTAAAGGAATTCATGCCGAACCTACGGCACATCCTTAAAAACGCAAGCATATGAAATTGGTTATCGCTTGCAATTACTCGTTTAGTCCCTGGAAATGGTAATGCCACTAATTTATGATTAAACTCCGCCACTTCAGGAGATGCCACGATGTTTCTATACGCTTTAGTGGATTTTTTCAAGCCCCCTGTTAAATATTTTAAGGCTGTTTTTTCTCCAACACCCGGAACTCCTGGAACATTATCAGAAGTACAACCGGCTATCATTTTTACCTTTATCCAAAGCTTTGGCTCAATGCCATAGTCCCTCCGAAATTGCTCAGCAGTGTAATACTTGTTCCGGTGTAAGTTAAAAATTTTGCATGATCCTAAAAGTTGGAGCATGTCATCATCGGCTGTTGCAATAACAAGGTCTTCCCTTGTATTGTTATCTAACACATACCGGGCAATAGTATCATCTGATTCATATCCTTTCTGAATAATGTTATTGTGAAATCCAATCTCAGGAAGAATCTTTTTCCTAAGTTGGGAAAACTGTATAAAAGCTACCCTCCTTTCTTCTAGCTCCACTTCTGAAAGCTGTTTTTTTCTTCTATTCTCTTTATAGATAGGAAGAATCTTTTTTCTTTTGGAACTTTTGCTATCCCAAAAAAAGAGAAAATTGTCTGGTCTTACCACTTCCGCTATTTTTATCAGTTGATTGAAAAAACTGAAAATTATTCCAGTACGAATCCCATAATATCTTAGGCTATTTGTAGAGTAAAGTCCTCTATAACACAAATAATTTGAATCTATTAGAACAACCCGTTCCATATAAAGATCCTTAAGGTTTCACACTAAGTTTTATTTCCAATCTTTGTAGAATCCCGATAGTGTGGCAGATATAGCCTTAGAAAAGGCTATCCTATTAATAATTTTTCTTGCTTCTATTAATACCTCGGCTTTCGATTAAGTTTCAAAGTCTCCTCATATTCATTCCAACATATGCCTACCATTTTTTGCAATTCTTTCTCTAAATTATTCTCCTCAATGTATTCAATGAAATTGGTTCTTGTTCCTTCAAAATCCAATTCAGGAACCACAAGAGTGTTTTTCCTTTTCTTAATCCATTTTTGTTCAATCAGATAAGCAATATTAGCCCCCACATCATCAATGCCAAGATCATTATATATTGGATATGTAATAGTTCGGAGTTTTCCTGTTTCTCTATTTTTCCCAAGTTTTGTTATTGTATTTATACCGATCTGAATTTTTTTATTTACACCACTTGTTATTTTCTTTCCGAGGTACATCCATTGCTCTTGCCAACTATAAAATTTTAAAGCCTTCCCTCCTGATCTAGTTTTCTTTGAACCAAAGGACATAGCATTCATATTATCCCGAGTTTGGGATATAATTATAATAAGGGATTTTGTTCTGTGAATATCCGCACGTATGTTTCTTAATATAGTAGAGGCTTGTTTTGCTTTAGCTGCTCCATACGTACCACCTTCTTTTTTAGTTCCTTTCTTCCATGCTTTGCGAACCTGCTCAATATACTTTTGGTCTTCCTGAGCATCGACAGAATCAAAACTATCAAGGATATAGATAAACGGATATGGCTTTTCTATTGCATCCTTAATATACATATGAAAATCTTGTATGGTATCAGAAAATAAGGGTTCTTCACCTTTGTAAGCCGGGGCTTTTAATCTACGGATTAATTTTTTACCAAAAAGTTTTTCTTTATCAAATGCCTCTCCATATTCTGCTTCATCCAAGATTAAATCATATTTATCAAATCTTGGATCTCTTGCTACTTCAGCAAAACAAGTTAAAGCCTCAATCGTTTTTCCAACAGTACTATCACCAATTTTATTGAAGATAGTTCCTGCTCGGTACCCACCATCCCAACGACCAGATAAGGCACAATTCAACAAAGTTATCCCTGTGGGAATTAGGAGGACATCCCCTACCTCTCTTTTTCTTTCCCTACTGCGCTGCTTTCTCTTTTTTACCATGAATGTTCCTTTAAATTAGGTGAAGTATTTACAACAAATCTGATCTAAATATTGGTTCTTCCCCTTTTACTTTTTACCTTCCCTGAGGTAGTAGCTCATCCTTGCTTATACCCACCAGGTTTTATAAACCCCAGCAATTATGAGTAGTTCCACTACCCCAATCTTATTAATACGGGATGTCATCCTCACCAGCTTCTTGACATTCAATCCAATATTCACAATCTTCACACTCTTCAAGATCACCATGATCTTCCCCAAAAGTACCACCGTGAGGGCATTCATTAACCTTCTTCTTTTTCTTTTTTTTCCCTTTTTTCTTTCCGGATATCTTCTTTCCCTTTTTAAGCTTACGTCTTTTCTTTTTAGACTTTTCTTCTTCTTCCTCTTCTTCTTCCTCTTCTTCTTCCTCTTCTTCTTCTTCTTCTTCTTCCTCTTCTTCTTCCTCTTCTTCTTTTCCAAGGTCAACACCAGCGAGGATTTTTTCCAATTCTTTATAAGAGTGAATATCTAAAATAGCATCAAGATCAGTTACTTCATCTAGGATTTCCTTATCATACTCCTCCCTTTCTTCAAAGTCAATTTTGGATGCCTCTACAAATTTGTTAGCACCCAAGGATTTCTGTCGAAATCGCACAGTGAGGGTTTGTCCATCAGTTAATTCAGCAAAACCAGCGAGGTCTTCGTCTCCTTCAAGGATTTCCTCAACAAGGACATTTCCAAATGTATGGTAACTACTTTCAAATAGCTGAACACCCTTATCTTGTTCACCTAAATCAATTACATTATAGAGTTCTCTTTCCTTTGCTTTCATTAATCGAGCAAGGGCAAGACTCTCTTCTGTATCCTCATTGTACAAAGCTTTTACATGTTCACAGATAGGACAGGGTTTCTTAATCGTTTTGGGACATAGCATTGCCCGATTTTCATCTCCAACATTATAATGGACAAAGATAGTACGCTGGTACCATAAATCTCCAAACTCGGCATCAGGATGATTTTTTACCTTGACCAAATAAGGAAGAAAATCTAATTCATACGTACCTTTTTTGGGTCGGAATTTAATAATTTCCTCACTAAGATTTAAGTAGGAAGAACCACTACCTCGTCCTTCTTTGCTTTTCTGTGCTTTGTTCCGAACTTTGTCCCTCATACTTTGTTTTTTGCTACTTTGTTTTTTCTTTTTCATAATAACCGAAATCTCCTTTCAATTTTTTAAGGTATGAATATTTTTCATCATTCTTTGCCATTAAAAACATACGAACCCAAATATACAAAAGCATTGGTACTGCTCCATACAGGATTATTAAAGTAAATAATATTATAAATAGCATCTTCATCTTTTTCTCCTTCTTCGCACTTTTTCTTTAACTTTTTCTTTAACTTTTTCTTTATTCTTTTGTCTTTGTTGGTATTCACTAGTGAGATCCCTTGGTTCAATAGGAGTCGAAAAGTACTGAAAGCGGATTAATACATTCAGTTCTTGTAGGGCTATCCTTTTAGCAAGCATAGTATTCATTTGTGTATGGGCTCTGTTGACTTTGTCTTGTGCCTCATTAAGTGCTTCCTTTAGATTAAAAAGTTTGTCAACCTCTTTGATATATTCCTTAGAAGTAGCTATAACTGAAGCAATGGAATTTTCTGTAATTTTGTCTAAACCAAAGTCTTCCGGATGTTTTCTAATTCTTAGATCAAGAGCTGCCTTTTTTCTGTCTACTTCTTCTTTTTGTTCTTCCACATCAAGTTTCATTTCATTCCTTTCTGTGGACACTTTATCTAAATAAGAGGCATATTTATCACAAGTATTAGCATGTTCTACCCATTCAACATCAAGAGCATCCGGATCTATTTGTCGGTCTCTTTCAATATCCAGTTTCATAGTTTTTCCTCCTAAAAAATTTGTTTCTTTATTTTTAACATAGGCGGCATATTAAAAAATCGTACAAAAGTACCCTGTAATATCCCTTATTCATTCAACTCAGACCAACTTTCAAAAGTACACCTCACCAGCTCATTCTTAGCATCAGTATTAAAAAAAGGTTGTTTGAATATATCCACAACGATATATGCCCTTTGATCTCCATTTAATAAAATCCCTGTAAAATAGCCACGAACTTTTCTTCTAACCCCCTCAGGTTCATCTTTTAATTTTCGTAAAACGGATGCCGTTTCTTTCCATGATTTACCATACCAAATACAATTTATAAGCTCTTTGACATCACTATCAGATTGATTCATCTCAAACGTAATCTCAAGCATTTCTTCCTCGGAAAGAAATATAACTTGCTCCAGCATTTTTATTGCTTCTCTTGGATGTCCTTGCGATTCCTTTGCTATTCGGAATGCAACTTTCTTTGGAAGTTTTACTCCTTCCTTCATTGCAATATCAGTTATTAAAGTAACCACCTTCTGTGGAGAAAGGGGGGATACCTTATAACGGGTGCACCTACTTTTGATTGTGGTCAATACATTTTGAGGATCAGTAGTACAAGCTATAAAATAGCAATGTTTAGGTGGTTCTTCAAAAGCTTTAAGTAGGGCAGATTGTGCCTTATTCTTTTCACTTGCACCACCTTGGCCAAGTAGAGCAATTTCATCCAGTAGGAACACTTTTACCTTACCTTTCATAGGAGAGGTATACATCGTTCGTCTGATTTGTCGGGCAGTATCTATTCCTGAAAAATCTGCCACATCTATTTCCCTGAAATCCAAACGGGAACAATCCAATTCCTTTGCTAAAATTCTTCCTATTGAAGTTTTGCCACAATTATGATGAATTAATCCTTTAGCCCAATAGTTATTATATACTGGAACATGAAAATCATAATATTTAGCTTGGCAAACTGGTGTGATTTTTTTTATATTGGCCATGTGAAATTGCTTTTTTAAAGCATCCATTCTCCAGTAACGAAATCTATCTTGGAGTGGAACATTTAGGGAAGATTCCAAAATGGACAAAAGAGGGACGTCAGAGAATTTCTGAGCGAACAATTCCCTCAATGAAAGATATTCACCAGTGCCCAAGAGGAACTGGTGTTTGCCTGTTACGCAGAAAGAAGAATATTCAGAAGTTTCTACAAGAAACAAATCAGTTGCAGGATATTGTACTGGTGGCATTGCTTGTGCTACCTTCATTTCTCCCTCGTTGCTGGCATCGTAGGAGAATACATTGAACGATTCTCCTTTTTTCCAACGTTCCTCTATTGTCAGATTACTTTCATTTACAGGGTCATATATTTCTACATCCCCTCTAAGACAACCTCGATCTCCTTCTAGTAAAATAGTATGGGAAACTCTATTATCTTTTATAGCTTTTCTAAGAGTTCTTTTCAAAGAGGAATTGCCATAAAATTCATCAAGGGAATTTGGTCTATATTTTTTACAAAGATCAAATTTTTCCTCTTTACTTCTTTTTCTTTCCCTGCGTTTTGTCATTTGTCTTTTCCTTTTTTATTTACAAATCTATTTTGCTATACAAATTTTACCCTATATAATTAAGTTCTGTTGCCATTTTATACCAATTACCATTTAATTTAGAACTATCCACCTCTATCTCTAATGGAATATTTATAAATTTCCAATGGTCTTTCAAATCATGGATCATTACTTGTTTCAATAGGTCATAGTAATCCCTCTTTTCATCTTTGGGTACATCACCTATTAAAGAATCGTGAATTTGGAAAGTAATCTTAGTTTTCATTCTATATTTCCGTATCATTTTTAATAAGCGGATACATCCCCAAAGTAAACAATGAAATGCCAATGCTTGAATAGGGTAATTAACCACTTCATTCTTTTTCAGCACCCCCTGAAAAGTGAAACCACTTAGGGATGTGATATACCCCTGACGTAGATATAATTTATATTGATTCTCTTTCCATTTAGCATACACAGGAAATCTTCGTTCCCACATATCTTTTTCTATATTGGCCATGTGTCTTTCAAACTTTTGGAATGTGGTAATTCTATTATCTATTAGTTGCTGCCCTACTGGTTTACCATTGTTTAAAATGTACCCTTTCTTTGGATCAATTCTGTTTCCTTCAAATTCTAACCATGACCAGAAAGCTCTGGCATTATTACCAAAGTAATCTCCATAGAATTGTGGGAAGGTCCAGCAGTTTTTAACTGCTTTTCTTAAATCCTTATCCCCCTTACATTTAGGATCATACTTGGACATCATAAAGCATTGTGTAAAAAAGTCTGCGTGCATATCTGAATTTTCTGGGTCACGGAGATATTCCAACATATTAGGATCTTGATGATAAACAGCAGCCGCTTTAACTTCTACCCCACCATAATCTGCTTCGGTAAAATAATGGCCAACCCGTGGAATAAAAGCTTGTCGAATAATCTTCCCCATCATTGGATCTCTAATAGGTATGTTTTGGGCGTTTGGCATACTGGAACTGGATCTATATGTAGTAGTGGTATGCAAATCAAGAAAAGGATGTAAATAACCATTTACTGTTTCTTGAATCAAGTTTTTGATATATGTATTTCTAATTTTACCTAATTGTCTGAGCAAGATAAGATCCTCAGTAAATGGTACCTTCAATTGTTTTAAAGCTTCTGCATCTGTAGACGGATTAGTCTTTTCATCTGTTGTCCATTTCTTAGGCTTATAGTTAAACTCATTAAAGAGGATATCAGATAGTTGAGTACTAGAACCTAAATTAAACTTGGACCGGTACTTTTTCTTCCATTCTTTGACCTCTTTATGGCCATAGAGTTTTTTTTCCTGTACCTTTATCTTATCCGCAAGTTCTTCATAAGTCTTTTTACAATAATCCACATCAATGGCAATTCCATTGGTTTGAATCTCAGAGAAGGCTATTGTTCCCTGAAGCAATAATTTATAGCCTTCCTTATTTAATGGTATGGTCAACATTAATCATTTCCTTCTGTAGATAAATCAAAATTATTTTTCTTACCAATCAATTCGCTTTCATAAAACTTACTCTGATAGTTTTCACATCTTTAATGATAAATCTCTTTTTGTGTTTTTAATCTATTCTACCCATTCTTTTAGTTCAGGATGTTCCCTGGCAATTTTTCCCAAGGCGGAATATATAAGTTGACGGACACGCTCTTTGGTAATACCCATCTCCTGAGCAATCTCTTTCAGGGTCATAGCAAAACCATCACTCCCGCCTGTCATATCACCTAAGTCAGCCCGTTTTGGTCGTAGTTCTCTTTTACTAAGCTTTTTTCTTTTTTCTACGCCCTCTTTTCTTACCCGCACTCTTGACTTTATTTTTACTTGTTTTCTTTTTCGTTTCCTTTCTTGCATTAATTATCCCTTTGTATTGGGGGCAAAGCTCCAATCCTGTAATACCATTCCAAACTGAAGAATAGTCAATATTGATTATATCCATCTGTACCAGAGCGTTTCTAAATTCTGTAAGGGCATCCATTCCATTATATATTAAAAGATCATTTAGACTGATCTTATCAATATGGTTTAGCTCATTTCCCCCTTTTCCTGATTTTAAAAATTTTTTTATATGGGTGTCATATGGCTCTAACCCAAAGTTGATGTAATTATAATGTTCCAAACTCGTGATTCCTGGTCGATTATTGATAAAATGAGCGCCGAGCATAGTATCAAAAAATATTCCTTTTAATTTAACACCGGCCTTGACTAAGGACCAATCCCGTTCATATTTAATATTGGCTGCTATCTTTTTTATATTCTTATTTGTAAGGTAATCTCTAAAAGTTTGAATGAACTTTAAATTATCAAAGAAGGGAAAAGCAACAACATGAAAAGGTCCTTCACTGATAGCACAAGATTTTATCTTTTGTTCCTGTTGCTGTGGTTTAAGTCCGGTAGTTTCATAATCAAATGCTGTCAGAAAAACCTTATCTGCAACAAGGTGTTTCAAATATTTTATTACCTCACCAGGATGTTTTAATATTTCTACAAAATTCTCTTCCTTCTCAAATTTTGGAACTGGCTCATCCAACATAGAAATTGCTTTTCCCAGGTCACTATAAAATATGGATGCCGCGGCTTCTGGCGTACTTT